GAGATATCACGCCTAGAGCAAGATGGCATCATCACAGAGCAGACCATAGATGCCATCGTTGATAGTCTACGCCCAGATATGGACGCGATAGGCATATCTGCAGAGGCTCAAAGGCGTACAGCCGTCATCTACTCTGCTATCGATAGCCTATGCAAAAAAGGAACAGACCTATGAAGAAAATTAAGCGATCGAGTCATACGCTCTATCTATCGTCCCGCCTCATCGACAAACTCAATGAGCTCTCTGATGCGATCAGCTCGAGCCCATCAAAGATCATAGAAGCCTGCGTTGTCGATATTGTCGATGACAAGGCGTCAAGAATCAAAGCTTTTATCGAGACGGTCGATGTCGAGGACAGTATCGAGAGAATCAGCGATCGAATCTATAAGGGAGAATAAAATGGGCATAGACGACAGGATCAAAAAGCGAAAGCAGGTTGAGGCTGTCGATGAGACGGCAGAGATCGCCCCGCCCGTAAAGCAAGATGCCCCCAAGAAGACAGTCGCCGACTCGAGAAAAGAAAAGGTTCTCTTTTTCATCTCCGAGGGCATGAGCCTGCGACAAGCTTCAATCATGGCGGGCGTCGATCCCGCTACGATACACAGATACAAAACTCTCGATGCAAATTTTCTCATAGAGATCGAGCAGGCTAGACTAGCATATCGCATGAGGCTAGTCGACAAAGTGAAGTTAGCTAGTGAGACGGATTGGCGTGCTGCCAAGTTTCTGCTCGAAACTCAATTCGCAAGTGAATTCGGACCAACGCAACAGATCGAGATCACTACAGACAAACCTAAATCAATCGTGATCGATATGGTCAATCAGATCAAGGGGATAGAACATGATAAGCCTAGTGAACAGGCAGACGGGCAGGCAGACGAGCACATGGACGATGATCAGGGCTGAGGACGGATTTATCTTTGATCTCAATGATGCAGAAAACCAAGAGACAGTCAAAAGCATTGTAAAAAATACATTTAAGGGGCGTGGTGGCTATGATGATGATCACTTGGCGGGCTTCTATATCGAGCTAGAAAAATGCCTAAAAAAATCATACGGCTTTAAAGATCGAGGTCGCATCTTGGGATATATCCGAGCGGTCGCACGCTTTCACTATCTGACAGACTATCTCAGCCCTAAGAGACGCATAAAATATGAGGTGGCAAATAGTATCGTGATAAACGCTGATTCATACAGCGACTACGATTTAGACGCTTACTATATGGATCATGCGTCAATCGACACGACAAGCCCTGAGAGCTCAATCTTGATCGCCCTAGATATGCAGGGCTTTCTATCTAGGCTAGACGATGATGATATGCCACTGATAGAGCTGATGATACAGGGGCATGGATATGCAGAGACCGCCAAGGAGATGGGCGTCAATGCAAACTCGCTATTTACAGGCACACAACGCCTAAGAAAAAGACTACAAGCAAGCTGGGCTAAAAGATACCAAGCCTAACGACTATAAGCATAAAAAATCCAAGGAAGCAAAAATGATAAATCTAATGAACAGAAAGAAACAGATCGAGCCTAGCCCATGGACATTGATCAAGGCAGAGGACGGATTCGTCTTTGATCTCAATGATGCAGAAAATCAAGAGACGATTGAGAAGATGCTACACAAGTCTTTTAGGGGCAGATCGGGATATAGCGATGATCATCTAGTGAGCTATTACATCCTGCTCGAGAGATATCTAAAGCAGGTCAAGGCTTTTGAGAATCGAGAACGCATTTTAGGATATCTAAAGGCGGTCGCAAGAATCCATTATTTATCGGGCTTTCTCAATTCGAGACGACGATCAAAATATGAGATATCAAGCTCGGATATCATGGGCGTAATGCAAAAGGGGACGCCCGTCGCTCCACGCAGAGACCATCAGTATACCGATCATCAGCTAGACTCATTCTATTCAAGGAATGCAGACGCCAAGTCGATGACCATAGAAGATTCGATGATCATCGAGATGGATTTGGCAGAACTACTAGACGCCGTCCATGAAAAAGACAAATATATGCTTGGGCTTATCATCAATGAGTATCGCCATGTCGACATCGCTAGAGACATGGGACTAAAAGACAATACCGCTTTTACTATGGTCAACAGGCTTAAAAAAAAGCTACGCACTGCATGGAGAGAGCGATATGAAGCTTAATGAATTGCAGATGAATCTCATCAAAGCCCTGCTCTTGTCGAAAGATAACTTCATCGCCGTTCGTGCGGGCTGGGGCAGTGGCAAGACTTCTGCCCTAGTTTTTGCCTTGGCAGCATGGGCAGAATCTCATCCCTCTCTGTCTAGTCTGCTGATCACAGATACAGCGGGCAGATATAGGCAAGTACTCGCTCCAGAGATTCAAAAGTGGCTGGGCGATGAGGGATGGGTATATCATGCACTTGAGGGCAAATGGACTGCTCCTAATGGGCATATCGTATGGACTCGATCGTATTTTAGACCGGGCACGCAAGACGCATCGCAAAACTCTCTTGAAGGGCTTAACATTACTAGCGGGCTCGCAGTCATCGATGAGTGTCAGATGTTGACCGAGGAGGTCGCCTATAAAGCCCTTGGTCGTCTCCGATCAGGACCAACGCCCAAGCTGATCATGGTCGGTCTGCCTGTGTGGGATGCGTGGTGGGTAAAGATGGCAGAGAAAGCGGGATGCAATCCTCTGTTTTTCACTAGCTATGTCAATCAAGACAACTTGTCCGCAGACTGGTTCGAGGCGACTAAAAATCTGCCTGAGGACGAGAGGCGAGCGATGATTGAAAATATGCCCATGCCTCCAAGCGGGATGATCTATAAAGAGTGGTCTATGAGCCATGTCATCAAAGGATGGCAGTATCGCCCAGAGTACAGCGGTCGAATTGCGATCGACTTTGGTTTTAGAAAGCCAAGCGTTTTGATCTTGGTTCATGATCCATCTCTGCAGGCTGATGTTATTTGTGCAGAAATCAATCCACAGGAAATCACACTTAAAGAGCTAGCATCTTTGATCCTGCAGAAAGCCTGCCCCCGAGAGCTGTCAAATAGATATCCTAATCGCATTTTACTAGACGGGGCAAGCGGGGATAAGGCGGGCTCAGCCCGTAGCGATCGCACTGCTCAATCAGCCTTCAAAGAGCTCAAAGAGCCTCCCGAGAATGGAGGCATTGGGATGCCTTTTAGATGGTGCACTGATCCGATCAAGACCGATGTCATGAATGGCATTCAACGCACTAAAAGGCTGATTGCTCAAAAGAAAATCTTATGCACTCAAGAGGTATGGGACGCAGAGGCAAGCGGGAATAGCTTTAGAAAAGCGATACTGAGCTACGCATGGGACGGCAAGGAATCGCCTAAAAAGGACGGCAAGGAAGATCCGCTCGATGCCCTGAGATACGATGTCATAAATTGGTCTTGGCGTGATACAGATCTCCCTGATAGGACTATTCCTATCGATCATAGCGATAAGGCAATCGCCATCATCGAGCAAAGAAAACAGCTTAATCGAGTCTTGAGGAGGTTCTAAATGAAAGCAGACGACCGCCTAGCCATGCTCGAACAGTACATCGATCTAGGGCTATCACTATCAAAAGACGATGTTAAAAGGCTTTATCGCCATAGCGGGCAGATAAGGACTAAAAAATATCCTACGCTAAAAGAGGGACTAAAGAGGCACTATGCTAGACCTAGATAAGATTCACTTGGGCGACTGCTTAGAGCTGATGCCCTCGATACCAAGCAAGTCAATTGATATGATTCTTTGCGACTTGCCTTATGGGACAACAGCCTGCGAGTGGGATTCTATTATTGATATGGGGAAGCTATGGGCTGAGTATGAAAGAGTAATCAAGGACAATGGGGCTATCGTTTTGACTGCTAACAATGTATTTACTTTTAAGCTATGGGCTAGTAATCCAAGGCTTTTTAGATATAAATGGATATGGGAAAAGACGATGCCTTATAGATTTGTACATGCAAACAAAATGCCTTTAAGCCAGCATGAGGACATATTAATCTTTTATAAAAAATTGCCTTGTTATAATCCTCAAATGAGAGAAGGCTTTAAGCCTTATACAAGAGTTGACAAAAAACAATACGATAGAGATTCAATTAAAATTAAGCAAAAGGAGATGATTAGGGGAAGTGATGGGAATAGGCATCCTATTGACATAATCAGATTCTCAAACGGCAATAATCACTCAATCCATCCAACACAAAAGCCTGTCCCTCCCTTTGAATACCTGATCAAGACATACACACAAGAGGGCGAGACAGTCCTTGATAATTGCTCTGGATCAGGTACGACCGCTATCGCCTGTTTAAACTCAAACAGGCATTTTATCTGCATTGAGCAGGATGAAACCTATTACAAAAAATCACTCGATCGCATAGCCGATCACGAACCATTACTGAGGCTGATATAATGCTAGAGCTAGATAATCGGATTTATTTAGGCGATTGCCTAGATTGGCTTGCATGGATCCCCGAGAGATCAATAGATATGATCCTCTGTGATCTACCATACAATACGACAGGCTGTCATTGGGATAGTCTCATCGATATGCGAGTTTTATGGCAAGAATACGAGCGAGTCATCAAGGACAATGGGGCGATTGTACTGACAGCAAACAATCTATTTACATTCACTCTTTACAACTCAAATCCATCGCTATTTAGATATCGTATCGTATGGGATAAGATCATGAAGATAGGGCATTTATCAGCAAACAAGATGCCGATGAAGCAATATGAGGATATCCTGATCTTTTACAAAAATCAGCCTACCTATAATCCACAGAAGACTCAAGGCGTTCCGTATGTGATGAAGCGAAGGCAGACCATGGATACGCCCGAGTATCAGATAGGGGCGCCCATAGCTAGAAAAGATACTATCAATCAAGGGGATAGGTATCCATCTGATATCCTGCAAATCCCCGCAAACACATTCACTAAAGACAAAGGGCTGCATCCCACGCAAAAGCCCGTCGCCCTCTTTGAGTGGTTGATTAAGACTTATACAAACGAGGGCGATCTAGTACTAGATAGCTGTGCAGGCAGTGGCACGACAGCTATCGCCTGCCTAAATACAAACCGGCGGTTCATCTGCATTGAGAAGGATGAAACCTATTACAATATATCGACGGAACGAGTCGCAAAGCATGGAGAATAATATGACATTACATAGTATTGAGCTTTTAAAGCAGATCATTTCTGCACTGCTACCAGATGACGAGCCTATCCGATCAAAGCTTTTAGCGGTCATCGCTGAGATCGAGGCAGACCTAAAAACAGAGGATTAGTGCGATCTTTTTTCTAGTCTCTCGATTCTCTCCTTGAGGTCATCATCCATGACTTGAATTGAGATACTCTTCTTTTCTGCATCATCGATCCTAGATGTCATGATGTCTAGACGGCGGGCAAGATCCTTGCGTTCTAGATCGCAGGCTACCGCATGGTCTCGCTCGTCCTGCTTGCGTTCCTTGTACGACTTGTAAAATAGGACTGCCAAGAGGATCGCTATCGTTAAGGGCAGATTGTTGCCTGTGAGCTGATTGATCTGCTTAAAAAGATCGATCTCTTGGAGTGGGGCTTGCTCAATCACGGGCTGAGTTTTTGGCAGGTCTTGAGCCTGCAGAGATGGGATAAAATCCATGTCAACATCGCTTTCTATAGGTATAAAGGCATCTGCTATTTTAACAGCTTTTGCCCTTGGTTTATCAACCTTTTCACTGATAGCCTTGAAAACAAGCTTTGAGCCCGCCATAAATTCACACTCGCTCGCATTGTATAGTCTGCCCTCATAGTAAATTCTGCCATCGCTATTTAAATAAAATTCACCGTTGATTATGCACATAAAAAGCCTCCTCGTGTGTTTATAGTATGCCCGATCGATCCTTTTGAGAGTTAGTATTTGAACGCAGTTTTTTGGGTTGTGATACGAGTAGCACATTAGATCGGGCATCCATCGAAAGAATAACACAATTTTGCGTGTTATGAGCTTGTCTGTTGCAAGACGATTGACTTTATCCTTGGATTTGATTTAGCGACCAGACCGCACACATCTATCTCGTCCGAAGCCTTTTAGGTGCGTCCAAGGCAGAGGACGAGAAATAATCTTGATCTTTTAAATGTTTTTTGTGTTATAGTATTGATCAATTGAATTTTTTTTGTACGGGTGAGCAATGCAGTATCTCAATCTAAAATCTGTGGGCAAAGGTGGCGATGAGGCAGACTATCAGCCTCTGCCTCCTTTCTATCGTGCCTATGGTATCCCCGGCACAAATTTAAGCGGTGGCAGCATATCAGGCAAAGAGCAAAATCCAAGGCTGACGGGCAGACAATGGACGCTGACGGCAGAAGATATGCTCGCTAGTGATCCTATTATACGCAGATCATGGGCGCTAATTAAGCAGACTCTTTTGTCTGCTAAATGGATTTTTAAGGCGGGCATCGAGGGCGATCCAGTGAGTGAAGAGCTCGCCCGCTTTGCTAACGAGGCGTTCGGCTTTGATGGATATAGCGGGATGATGGACATGACATGGGAAGAGCAATTAGGCTACCTTCTCGAATTTATCCCCATGGGATGGCGGTATGCAGAAGAGCTCTACTGTTGCGAGCCTGACAGCATAGGCAGAGAGAAGATCTTCTTAAAGCGATTTGCTGATCGTGAGCCCACAAGTCATCAAAGATGGTTGACTGCAGACGGCGTGACACTTGAGGGCGTCATGCAAAATATGGTCGGAGGGGTACAGCCTGAGCCGATCCCTGCAGGTAAAATGCTTTTATTAACCTTGAATAGAACAGGCTCGAATTTTGAAGGTCAAGGGCTTTTGCGTCCCTGTTGGTGGTGGTGGTCTCAAAAGCAGAGAATCGCTAATTTGATGTCTATCGGCGTTGAACGATGGGCAATTCCCACGCCCAAGGTTGTCGTTGATATGGAGATCGCAGAGAGATCAGGCTTTACCCAAGGCGAGATTACTGCAATGATTCAAGAGGCAGAGGCACAGGCTCGAGATTATATCGCTCAAGAGCAAGGCTATCTCATCGAGAATACAGCGATCAAATTTGATTCATTCGGTAGCCAAGGTCAATTCAATCCTGATGGAGCCCTAAAGGTTATCCAAGAGTGCGATAATCAAGTGTCACAAGCCTTTTTTGCTCAATTCATGAATCTTGGAATTAGTGACACAGGATCAAGGTCTGTGGGCGAGGTGCATCTATCAGTCTTTAGGCGTGCCTGCATTAACTATCTTGACTTGGTAGCATCTGCAATCAGCGGGCAAGATAGACGGGGCGGTGGTACAATTGGGCGTCTCATCAACTGGAATTATGGCAGAATTGAGGCGACCAAGCTTCCCAAGCTAACACACATGGGACTAGACAATGACGAGCTCACAGATGCTTTAAACAGTCTGCCCGCCCTAGTACAATCTCAGCTCTTGACTCCTGACGACAATTTAGAGCGTGCTATCCGACAGCGTATCGGTGCGGGCGATCTGCCCACTGATGCGACTAGGACAAGCCAAGATAGAGCCATCGCACAAAATCCTAGCTTGGCTATGGCAGAACGCTTGAGAGGTTTAAAGTGAGTGCATTTGATAAAAAGATTGTGCGTGCTGTCATCAGTGGACACACAAAGCAGATGAATTTAGCTATTCCAGACAAGTATAGCCACATTGATTTTATCCCGCCTAAGGGCGCTCAAGATGCTGCTAAACGAGCACTAGAGAACCGAGCGACAAAGCCCGCTTCACAGCGTGGTATGACTGCGATTGGCATTGCTAGGGCAAGGGATTTAATCAATGGAAAACAGCTATCGCCCGATACCGTCCGCAGAATGTTGGCATATTTTACTAGACACGAGGTCGATAAACAAGGCTCGACTTGGTCGGACTATGGCAAAGGTCGGCAGGCTTGGGATGGTTGGGGCGGTGATGCAGGCTATACATGGGCGAGGAAAATTGTCGGACAGATGGACAAGGCAGACGAGGCGACTAAGGCACTTGGAGAAAATATGGACAACTCGGAATCATCACTTATTAAGGGCAAACCATTTTTAACCTTGGCTTTAGGGGCTGTTAACTCTCGCATGAATGGAGAGTCAATCAGTGATATCACAGAAGATCATCTTAAAGAGATGGTTAGGCTCTTCTATGCTCGCAAAGAGCAAGATCCTGTGATCATCGATTGGAATCACGCATCAAGCCCATTTGTGGGCGGTGCGTTAGCTTCTCCCGATGTTGCGATGGCACTAGGGCAAATCGCCGATTTAGAGATCAAGGATGGCGGGCTTTATGCCTATCCTCTATATACATCTAAAGGCGCTAAAATTGTCGAGGAGTCAGAGGGGCAACTGTGGTCTAGCCCTGAGTTTGTCCTAGGTAATATTTATGCGAGAGACGGTGGAGAACTGATTGGCAATGCCCAGCTCTTAGCTATCACGCTCACGCCTAGACCTGCACAACAAAATAATAAAATCGATCGTATTCTTTTATCGGAGAACATCATGGATCAAAACGAATTACTACAGAAATCAGCTGAGGAGCTTGTCGCTATGGTACTTGAAAAAGACGCACTAGTGAAGCAACTTGAGGCAAAGATTGCGGGCTATGAAGCGGAAGAGGACGCCTCGGTATCCGAGGAAGTCGCCCCGCTCAAAGAGGATGACAAGAAGGATGAGAAGATGGGCGAAAAGATGGGCGATGGATACAAAGCCATGTCAGAAGCCTCAGCCCTCGCCCTCAATGAAATGTCAGCAAAGATCGCCACATTGAGCGAACAGGTCGCCAAGCTCACACAAGAGAAGCACATCGCAGAACGCAAAAACGCAATCGATGCACTCTTGAACACAGGTAAAATTGCAGTGGCAGAGAAATCACTAGCCGAGCAAGCCTATGACATGAGAAATGCTAATAATGCCTTTTGGCAGATGTTTAGCGAACGCAAAGCGAACCAAGCAGTAAATCTATCTGAGATCGGTCATGCCTCCACAGCAAAGCCCATCTCTCTCAGTGAAAGAGTCGAGCAAATCAAAAAAGAAAAAGGCATCACATTTGCCCAAGCTCTCGATCTTTTACGCACTCAACACGCAACCGAATACAATTCATTTTTTGGAGGTTAAAAATGGCTTTTAACGATCAAAGCATCTATAAGAGTTTTATCGCATCTGCAAGCATTACAGCATTTCAACTCGTAAAGCAAGATAGCGACGGCAAGGTTACCCCATGTACAGCCGATACTGATGTCCCCGTGGGCGTAGCTCAACAAGCTGTCTCTAGCGGTGAAGTGGTCAATGTATGTGTTCTAGGTCTCAGCCGTGCAGTAGCAGGCGGGACTATCACTGCAGGCACTCATTTTTATGTCATGCCCGGTCTAGCAGGCAAGGTTTATGCCTATGCTTCCGGTGGTGCAGGCGTACAAACTATCGCAGGGCGTTTCTTAGCAAACGCGGTCAATACCGCTGGCTCTGCTAACGAGCAAATCGAAATCATCTTCTCCCCATCCGCAGGAGTCTAATAAATGGCAAATCCAAGCTATAGCAATATTCATCCAGTCAACGAGATCTTAAAGAACCTAGCCATTGAAGCCATTCCAAGCGATGGACAACTGATTGCTGATAAGGTCATTGAAAAGGTCGATGTCTCCGCTCTCGGTCCTAGCGGTACTCTCTTAATTGAAGAGACTCGTAATTTTATGGGAAGCCCTGATGTTGATGCAGAAAGAGCGCCCGGAGCAAGTCGCCAAGCTATCGGTAATTTTGATCGTACATCTACCACTTTCAACACTAAGATTTACTCTCTAAAAGATGCCATCGCTATTGAAGATATCCGCTATTCTCAATATCCCGGTAATGAAGAGACCAGATCATTTAAGAAGGTTCAAAGATCAATGCTTTTGAATCGTGAATCACGCCTCGCAAGCTTGCTTTTTGGTGCGTCAAATTGGGGTTCATATACCTCTGATCTCGCAAGCCTTGGCAACAGCTCTAAAGGCACTCAATGGAATTCTGCAGGTGCAGAGCCTTTGACCGATTTACACGCTCTCATCGATGTTATTCGTGCTAATGCTCATGGCATCTTGCCCGATACCTTGGTCTTGGGCTATGGTGCTTTGCGTGCGTTGTCTAGAGCTCCTGATATCAGAGGCTTCTTTACTGCAGGAGCTACCGCATCAGGCACAGCAGCAGGCAATCGCATTATGCAGGATGATATGGTCATCAGCGTTTTGAAAGAAGTCCTTGGCTTGCCTAATGTATTTGTTGGTAGTGCTAGAAAAGAGACAGCAAATCCCGGTTTGACATCTAGCCAAGCTCAAATTTGGACAGACGACAGCGTATTCATGGGCATCATGAAGGGCTCTGATGCTGTGGTCAATAAGAATGGGACCAAGGTTATGCCTGTTGCTGCTCTCAATTTTGAATATGCAGGCTTCACCTCAGGTTCTTATGATGACCTAGAAATGACCAAGAGAACCGTATGGCTCGAGCATACCCATCAAGATAAGGTTATCGCTCAAAATTACGGCTTCCTACTCACTGACTGTCTAGCATAGTGAGCGGGCTGATATGCTTTCTTTGTTTTGCCCTCACTGTGGCGGTACTAGCTCAACTCATGCCCTAGCAGAGGGAGAAGCTGATCAAAAGGCGATCTCTGATCTTAAAAAGCAGGTGGCAGAGGAGCAAAACGAAGAGATGAGAGCTCTCTTGAAATCACGCCTTGGCATCCTTGAAAAGGAGGTACAGGCGACTGCTGACTTTCAAAAAGAGCTAGAAAAAGCTACCGCCAAGCTTCACTCGGCGATAGCAAAAATGATGAGGAATGGACAGGGCAATCTTTTAATCAATATGACTCCTCAGCAACTGAGAGATTTTTTGATCAATGAGGGCTTGGGCGATGCAGTGGTATTTTTTCAAAAAGCCCAGCTCGATATCGTCGACTTATCAAATAAGGCGATGATTGCGATTGATCCTACATTCATCAGCGGTGATCCCGATTTAATCAATGCGACAATCACTCGCACAATTCAAAGCGTATTCGATGACGCCCTATTGCCTGAGATCAGCAAGGGCATAAAGGATGCAGTCAGCACAGCTGCGGTCATAGGATCGATAAAGTCCCCGCTCGATGCACTAGCTCAGACATTTGATAGGGCTACTCGATCAAATACCACAGAGGCTCGCCTAAAGATCGCTGAGTTTGGGCGATCGGTGCAGGCAGTAAACGCAGAGCAAGCAGGGCTAGATCTATTCATATATGTAGGACCGAAAGACGGGATCACTCGTCCTTTTTGTCGCAAGATCATAAGCAAAGGGCGAGTCTTTAAAAAAGATCAAATCCTAAAAATGAATAATGGGCAAGGCGCTGGTCCTGTGATCACGACTGCAGGTGGCTATAACTGCAGGCATTCATGGTCGCCTGTCAGCAAGGGATTTGCCAAGGTGATGGGACTAGATGTGGCAACAAATAATGACATTAAGGATTTACAATGATAAAAGCACAGCAAGGCAAAGACTATAATTTTTTATGGCAAGCTCCATCTGCTATCAGTGGCACGCCGTCAATCACTTTTCATTTAGAGAGTGGCGATATCACATCTAGCATGACACAAGGGCGGGCATCTTTGACTGCTACTGCCATATCAGGCGATAGGCGTAGTCTCACGCTGTCAGCGTCTGCCACAAGCCTAAAGCCATTTCAAAGCCAAGCCTTTTTATTGACTGATGGAGATGACTATTTCTCTATTAAGCCTATTCGTATCGTGGGCACGAGCCTAATTATTGCTGATCCACTGCCGAGAGACGTATCTTTTACCACATCGGCGAGCATTCAATTTGCGTCGTGGACATATACGGCTAGCAGTGCGACTATCACAGCTGATCGAGGCGATATCGCCTTCACGATTGAGTATGTGCAGAGCCTTGGCGGGCAGACAATTAACAAGGTCGAAAAGGGCATTTTAAAGGTCGTCCCTCGCCCCTTTGATACAGGGCTAGACCATGCTCGATTGTGCGGTATATTCCCACATATCGCAGATATCGCCCCAAGGCGTGCAAATGGCTTTGAAGAGATTATATCTGCATCCCTCGATGAACTCGCCCTATATGTCAGAGACTTGATCGTGCCTGATGATGTTGATGAGGATGATATCCATAATGCAAATGAGCTCTTGCAGGCTCACGCATATCTATCTATCGCCCGTATTCATGAGATCAATGGCAATATTGACTTGAGCGAGAAGATGCGTAATAGAGGTATTGAGCTAGCAGACCTAGGCATGAGAACGATCAGTCTAGATCTAAATAAAAATGGCACAATCGAGGATAACGAGCTTAACATCAGAGCCAAGGGAAAGGGCTATATTACGGGCAATATGGCAAGTCGTATCGTGTCAAACGATGAAAAAAGCTTCATGCCATCTAGGGCGATGAGACACTAAATGAAAACCAAGATCAATCTCTCTCTGCCATCCCTGGCGATGACTCAGCCTAAAATGTTAGCAATAGGGCTCGACATGGTATCGATCATCAAAATGAGGATTTACAAGGGCATAGATGCAAACGAGAAACCTTTTTTAGCGTACTCTACAAAGCCCTTGTATGTATCTAAAAAGAGCCCTCTAGGCAGACGCCTTGCTCCCAAGGGCGGGATCAAGACAAAGGGCGGGATGTATTTTGAAGGCGGATATCGTGAATACAAAAACAAATCACGCAAGCGGTCAAATGCAATCGAGGGGCAGACTGCAGAAGTCGATCTCACACTATCAGGGATGATGATGCAAAATTTTACGGTGCTATCATCAACTGCTCGAAGCTTTGTTATCGGCTTATTGCCTCCTGTGAGACACTATGGCTATAATGTAAATCAAAAACGATACTTTATCGGGCTATCGCCTAAAGAGGTTGATCAGCTGATTGAGATCGTAAAAATAAATCTTCTGGAGACCACATGAGCAAGGGCATTTCATCAGCCATAGATCACATTATCGACCGCCTAGAGAGCCTCACGCCCAAGAGCGATTCTTATCATCATTTTGTCTGCATCAGTGATGCGAGTGGCAGAAATTTATCCTTGGAATCGAGATCGAATCAAAATCGATTATTTGATATTCGCTTTCAAACACTAGCCCAAGATGACGGGCAGGCAGGCATAAGCGGGCGTAAAAGAATCGATTTACTATTAAGGATTCGCTATGATATAGGCGGAGATTTAGCACTGCTAGACCGCATGATCGCAGAGGATTCTAGTCAGCTGATTAACTCTCTAAAACAACCCGAATATCAATTCGATGATACGGGCATAGTATCGCTCATCACAAGCACAGCCACACTATCCGAGATCTCAAATGATCCTAGTCAGGTGGGCTATCTCTTAACTTTACCATTCACTCTCTTATATCTTGAGGATTAAAAATGACAGTAACACATAGAAGCATATCAGTATCATCAGAGGCATCTTTTGGCTCTATCGATAGCTCAACCGGTCTCCCATCTCCTAGCGGACTCAGCTTTATCTCTCTGCCCTGCGAGCGTGATCCCATCGTGATCTATGGCGATGTGGTAGTCAATGAAAGAAGCGAGGGGCGTGATGGTCCTCATGGACTGCCTCCAGAGCCTGACACAGTATGGAGCGGATCAAGCAGAGTGCAGAGACGCACAGGGCAAGTGCAAATCACTATCGATTTTACTACAGTCGGGGCAGATGCAAATACTTATGCAGGGACAGGGCTTGGCAAGCTTTTAAATGCGGGCTTCCTAACTAGCCTCCCTCTTTTCACAAGTGCTGACACTGTCACCGGCGACGATGTCAATTTTTTCACTCCCACAACCACAAACACAAATTATAAGATTGGCGGTATTGTCGGTAGTATCATTGCGGGGCGTTGTGAGTACTCAGCAGTGACTAGCAACAATAGAGCAGGTGCAGGCAAGATTGGCGTTTCTCCTGCTTTTAGCGATGAGCCTGCCACAGTCTATCCGCTTCAAACTTGGTATGTTCCCACTTCAACCTCAAGCGGGCAAGTGGTCGAATCACTTTGTTTTAGAGTCGACGGAGTGGGCTTTAGAACCTATGCTTATGGTTGTAAGCTGGCATCTCTAAATATCAGCGTGACTAATGGTCGCCTATTGGGACAATTTACATTCCAAGCAGCTCTCATCCAAGACGATCACGCTAACGCAAGCGGTCCTGTCGAGCCTGTTGTTTTAGGCGGTGCGACTCAGCATTTTAGAAATGCTTATGCGGTAGTTTCTAGCCCTGTGACATATTCTAGAAGCAATATCGCAGGCACTACAGGCGAAGAGCTAGATCGTATCGCTTTAGATGCTGAGACTTTTACATTTAATATCACAAACACATTAACGCCCAAGGGCTTCTCAAATAACATTTTGACCATGTCCGACATGGAAGTAAGCAATGTTGATCTTGAATGTACCATCACCTTGTCAGCAGTAAAAAGCGATATCGCAGACGATTTCAAAGATAGAGTTATCCGTCAAGTGTTAATAGGAACAGGACCTATCGGGAATGGCAAGGGCATGGCTTTATTTATCCCTGCAGGATATCTCACAGTCGATCCCAACAAGTATGATGTGAGCGGTGAGATTGTGAAGCAAGCCTTGACCTATAAGCATACCCGATTCGGCGGTGATGTGGGTACTACACAGCCCGCAAATAGCCCTATCAGACTAGCACTAGGAATCTAAAATGCTCTCATTTTCTACATCTTCACTCACTACCATTGAGGTAGCAATCACTTGCGACACAGCTCTAGACATGACAGATCAAGACAAGGTTTTATATCTCAAGGGACAAAGAAATCTCTTGAAATGCAAGCCCGATCAAAATCCTAGCTTATTCGTGTTAAAAGCCTTATCGCCTGCTGAGAGAGAGGATGCAGAAATCAAAGCAGGGGCATATACTAGAAGCGAGCTGGGGCGTATGCTATATCTAGAACAGCCTGACAGTAGCAAAGACCGAGCCTATTGGCACGACTCACTCACAGACAAAGAAAAGACAGCCCTAGCAGAGTACAACGCATATCTAAATCGTGTATATCAAGAGATGATCAAGATCTCGTGCGTTGAAATCAAGGGCGTCAATGGGAAGCCTTGGGATTTGATTCAATCGATTAAACCAGATATTGTGAGAGTGCAGACAATCGGCGAGCTAGTCGCCCACATATCAAATCTATCTCTGCTAGGTGAAGCGGGAAAATAGCTATCGCATCCTCAATATGGCTATCGCAAAACAAGGGGCGATCATGGGGATGCGAGCAATGTAAATCACAGCCAAGGCTGAGGGGATTGCGTGGAGATTGTGGCGGTGCATTTAAGCGGGGATTGCCTCATCTAGATGAGGATGAGCAGGGCTTGTTTATCCCTGCGTATAGAGTAGCGCCTAACTGCTCAGAAGAGTACAGCGATCTAAAAATAAGATCATGCCCTGTGGCATCTGCAAACCTCATCGCCCCGATCGCTCAAAATTATTTTAGGCATATCAATAACTTATTTGATTTAAAAAACGCATATCCTAGCCCGTCTTGTGCTATTGTAGAGGCGATAGATTTATTGCATCATCACTACACAGAGCTAAAAAATAAGCTTGCTCAAGAGCAAATAGAGGAGGCACAAATTGGCAGAAAATAAAATAGAGATTGAGGTTGATGTCATAGGCATGGAATCAGCTCAAAAAAAGCTAGATGGCATAGAGGGATCAGCCAAGGGCATCGGAGAGAGCGTCAAGGGCGTTGGCGAGAGCTTCAAGGGCGTCGGAGCGGTGGTATCTGCTCAGGGCGGGGCTATGGGTGAAGCCTTTGGGGCTCTTGGTGAGTCAGTCAGTGGCGTAGTCGACGGCGTGGGGCAGTTTAGCGAGGCACTACAAAGCGGTGGTAAAATAGGCATCTCGTCAATCTTGGGCTTGCTAGGTCCCATCTCTGCAATAGTCGGGGCTTTGGCTTTAGCTGTCGAGGCTTGGCGACAGTTTAGCGGTGCTGCTAAAGAAGCCGAGCAGATAGAGGCGGCAGTCAGTGCGGCAGCAGGCGATCTCACTGCAAAGATGGAGGAACTAGCAGATAAAGGAATCAAGGCAACATCTGATCAGCTTAAAAGCTTAATTTCATTAAATACAGAAGCTAGGTTAAAACTAGAAATATTAAATGAGAAAAATGCTAGTTTAACAAAAATCTATATTGAGCAGATGACAGCAGAGCGAGATTTAATTCGAGTTAAAGAAAAATATAAAAGTCTGACAAAAGAAGAGCTTTCTACTTTATCGGATTTAACTGCTGCTAACTTTAGATTAAAAGAGGCTAATCAGGCAGTAGCCAAGGCTCAAGATGAATTAACTCAGGGATATACTGATGCACTTCCAGCAATAGAAAAGGCGCAGGAATATCAAAGAAATCTAGCTATGACTCAGCAAGAGGCGACAGATGCCTTGAAGGCTCAACTTGAGATACAAAAGCAACACAATGATTTATTATTAGCGACATCTGATCTCAGCGATTACGAGCGTAATATACAGGCTAAGGAAGATGAATTGATGGTTGATAGAGAGCTATCAGCCCAGAGAAATAAAAGCATAGCTGAGATACAGGCTCTCACAAAATCAATAGAGGATGAAAATAAAACTAGGTCTGAGGGCGAGGAATTATATCTAAAAGAAATTAAAAATCAAAAAGAATTGCAGGCATTAAAAGATGCAGAAGTCAAGCGACTAAAGGATGAAACCAAGGCAAGGAGCGATGCTTTTAGGGCAAGACAACAGCAGTTAATCGGAGAGCAATCACAAATCAACGCCCTGAGAATACAGCTAGAAAAAGACGGGATTGATGAACAAATAGCACTAGCCGTCAACACATATACAACTCAGCAAAAATTAAATAAAAATAATAAAAATCAACTGATAATTGCAGAATTACAATATCAACAGCAATTAAATAATATTGCAGATCAAGAGATAGCAAGGCAACAAGCATCTCAGCTCGCTTTAGAGCAGTCTCAGCTCGCTAAAATTAAGGCTCTTGAAGATGAGAGGAATAAAGAGATCGAGATAGAAAAGACCAAGGAACAGGCTAAAAAAGATCTAACCGACAAGATAGCCTTGCTAGATATACAGCTCACACAGACGGGCTATGATCAGCAGATCGCAATGCTAAATAAGCAGATGGAGATTGAGCTTGCTATTGTTGAAAAGGGCAGTTTAGCAGAGCTAGAAATCAAAAAGAGATATCAGCTTGCGACCAAGGGAATGCACAATGAAAGCATTACAATGCTCAGAGATTTTGCAGACGCACAGGCTCAATCTTTTACTGCATCCTTGGCATCTGCCATCATGGGCGGGGAATCGATTCAAGCTGTACTCAAGGCGAGTCTGCAGGGCTTGGCTACCGAGGCACTAGCACGATCTTTATATGAGGGGGCGGCAGGCTTGGCGAGTCTCGCCCTTGGTCCTATCGGTGGCGTGCCTGCATCTCAACATTTTGCTGCGTCTGCTGCCTTTGCGGGCGTGGCTACTGTGGCAGGATTGGCGGGGGCGTCTATTCCATCCTCAAAAGCTAGTGCATCAAGTGGATCGTCTCCAAGCGGGATGGCACAGACAACACAGGTACAACGCCCAGAAGCTCAAAAAAGCGAGCCTATGGTTTTCAATGTAAACTTCTCAGGGGCGACTATCTATGATACAAAAGAGTCTGCCAAGAGAGCTCTCAGCGATGAGATAGTCAAGTACATAAATGAACCTCGCAGGGGAAGCCCTCGATTGAGAGTACAAAATGCCTAGTTATGATAAATCGCCTAATTTCATGCTCATGAGCGACTTTGACGCCCGCAATTTCACATCGACGCTTTACACAAGGGCGGGATCAAATATTGCGTTAAATGGCAGTGGGCAAGTTGTTTTTAATGATCCCGTATATTTTTTAAATGGGCGTGGTCAGTCTGCCACAACATCGCTCAAAGCGTGCCTAGAAGCCGATCTAGGCGATACATGGACTATCTCTATAGATAGTCAAGATCGTATCAAGTGGGAATGCACAGCTAGTCAAAATCAAGACATTGAGACTCAATTTGGCGGTGGTGGCATTTGGGGACTAGACGGCGATTATACAAACATGAGCGGGACATCAGTCACCTTTGCGGGGCAGTGGCAGAGAGGGAATCAAATTTTTTGGTCTGCTGGCAGTGCTCTATATGGGCGTATATCATATAGCGACTCATCGACTGCATACCCCACTTATTATCCATCATTCCCGGTTGCCCAAGATATCCCATCGCTTTTATCTGTTCGATCGGGCAGTGGCATTTATTGCCTGCAGTCAGCAGAGGAAGCCTTATTTAGCGACTATGTGCAATGGGTTCTCGGCGATGACGGCAAGGTGATGCAGATCGTCAATTATGTCGCAAATGCAAACCTAGTTAATTTCTCTTGGACTGATACAGCCTTTAGAGACAGATTAGGATTTAGCGGGCTCGAGACATGGCAGACGATCTATGGTCGCAAGGTCATGATCGCTGATAACGTCATGCCCGGCGTTCTAGCGCCGTCTCGTCCATACGAGGATCATCATTTAGCATTCGATAGAATAAGCGACACTAGGAGAAAAGGAGATGGTAGCTATGGCACAAACTTTAAAGGCAATTTTGCAAAATCTGTTCTGCGATTTTATATCGATGGTATCGCAGACATACAGGACGACTATCGTCGACTTGTATTTGATCTTGGCGAGTATTTCTATATAGGCGCAAAGATCAGTTTAATTCAAGAGGTGGGCGAGCCAAGATTGAATCGCATGACTACTCAGATCAATGCGACATCGCCTGCATATAGCCTCACTCATACAAGCGAGGACAATGGAATGCACGGCATTATCACAGGCACGATCACAAGCATCACTAGCGATCTGCCCTTTGAAAACCGCATCATGAGACGCATCCCCGTCTCGATGGAGATTGCCCATGACAAATAGCTTTACTCTGCCCTTGGCGGGCAATAACGCAAGGCTAGAGCCTGATGCGTTCATAGCGGGGAAGGACATCAGCGACCTACAGAGTCAGCTTGGCAAGGTGGGCAGACTGCAGAACTACATCCACGCCTATCATGGTACAGGTGCGATCATAACTCAGCACTTTGAGGATGGCATATTCTATTATTCATCAGCTACCTTGAGAGAGGTCTGCAGATGGAGAATCCCTGCAATATCAGCAAATCATAAGACGATAAAGATCACGCTCAAGGGCAGTGGCACAAATGGCAAAGCCTTTTTTACTCTCTCGAATAGCAGTAGCTCAGGCTCAAAGGATTTTACCTTCAATTCTGGCAAATATGATCAAGGCTCGATTGCCTTGGCGTCTGTGAGTGCTGAGTATAGCTATCTAGTTTTGAGCGTGCAGAATACGATACAGCTCGATTATCTATGTATCGAGTATCTGCCTCTCACTTCCCCATTGGCAGAGAGCAGAGTAAACGCCGTCTATATGAACAGCTTTTTTTATCCCTTTGGCGATGATTCTTTTGATGCAGATCAACCTCTCTCATCAGCCCTAGGGCAACAGCTCATAAACAATGTGCGAGTACTGCAGAAGAGACCTCGTATGCTTTTTAGTGCGAGCGGGCTAGATCTTCCAGAGTCAACAACAAGCCCGACCTTTGGGCTCGTGCGACCACAAAAGGGCTTGACCGTCAATGATTTATTTGCACTAAATACAAGCTTCATTTCATGGTATAATCGCAATAGGCTCGGATTTACATATAAGCTAGTCATGTATGTCGAGAACTTGACCGCCCATGACTTCTCTTTTTCTGTATATAATAGGCAGATCACGATCACTGCAGGCACGACAGCACAGTGGATCGAGTATGACATCGCAACGATTTTCAATGCTGACGGCGTGGACGGCGATCTATCTATGCCCTTGATTGAGTTTTCACCTAGGATGACATACTTTTTGACAAACGCATCACCTATCTTATCGATCTCTTTCTGGGGGGCATGATGGCAATAATACCAAGTACGACAATCTTTGCTCCATCGCCTAGCGAGGCAAATGCGGGCGTCCCCGTCCATAGTGCAGTCATGATGCTGATAGCAGATCAGACAAATCACCTTGCTTTTGCCAAGGCTAAAAGACATCAAATCGGCTTTGTTAATCGAACCTATCCTAGGACATGGACGCAGAATCAATCCGACTACACAACTGAGAGCTACTATATCGATCAAATATCTGTAGGGGATACAAATAGGGCATATACGCAAATTCTACAGACAACCTCAAATTGCAGATATATTGTTTTTTCTTTTGCCTATAGAACGCATGAGAATTCGACAAGATCAATCGAAATTACCGCTTTTAGAAATCCTCGCACAACGCAAGATATAATCGATAATGGATGTCTTTTGAGCGTGGCTAATGGACAGCTATCGTCCACTTATGATCCCGATGGATCAGCTAACTATTGGAATCAAGCATCAGTGTCTAGCGGTGGCAATATATCATCGACATCGATTTTGCAGACGCTTTATCCTAGACCGCTATTTATCCCAGAGGCTTACAGGGGACAAGAGATAGGCGTTAAATTTGATTGTATTAGAGTAAGACTTGATAATATTTGTTTATATGAGGCTTTTGACGAGGTGATAAATGATTGACGATGATAGAACAGCTCGAATTTATGGGCTAGAAATAGCAGGGCTTGCGACTCGCTTTTATTACAGGGCATCGCCCTTTATTGCTGAGGTCATAGGATCATCACCTGATGAGATATCATATACGGATATCGACTGCATAGAGAGCATCAGCGACTATGTGGCAGACCTAGAGCCTAGCGGTGGCATAGCGACATATTCGCCCATGAGTGTCAGCCTTGTTATGGATAGGATGAGAGGCACTAGTCAAGATCCTCATCGAATTTTTGGGCGTGTCATGCGTTCATCGTCTGTGTGGAGTGGTCAGCTAGTGCAGGCTATCGCTAGGGATGATGATCAGCCCACTATCATAGTCGATAGTGATCCATCGCTCTCATATCCTCATCTAGTGCATATCGGGGCAGAGTCTTTTTTGATCAGTGGTCAATCTCAGGTCGGAGATGTGTATCATTTGACTTGTGAGCTACGCATCGGATTTAGGCAGATGCACGACATTAGACTAGACGGGACAGATACGCCTATGGCGACAAGCGAGATCGTCTCTTGGCGTGGACGGCAGGCGTCGATCTACTGTGCTAGTATCGATGAAAATGGTATTATCACAGACAATCAAATCGTTTTTCATGGCATGATTGAGCGATCGCCTGACATCAGCGACCTGACCGCAATATCAATATCAATCGTCCCGATTTCTGCCATCGTCGACAACAAAGTGGCAGGTCCTAAAAACAGCACTCAGCTAGTGCATGGGCATCATTATTTTGATCAATCGGCTAGATATAGGATAAATAACATTCAAAAATTAGGCGACAATAGATCGTTTATAGGTGGAGGATATTTTATAGAGTTTTCAAGTGGGCTTGCGTCAACCGATGAGATCATGGATAAGATCAACTCGATCTCAAGAGGTGCAGAGCCCGGCACTTGGTTTATCAAAAGACAGGCAGGTGGATATTATTTAGTCTTGAATCCGCATAGCAACGCAAGCACAGTGCATCAGGTTTTCACTGATGACATCAACCTAGTAAAGCTAGATCAGCTATCTAGATCGGGCAATGATTTAGACTTTAGATATATATCAGATGATCCCATATGTCTAAATTTTGGCGTCAATTTCTCATCAAGTGAAGCTCCCATTAGAACCGCCAAGGATGAGAAGGCATATCAATTTGATATAGATAGAGATCTAAATTTGTACTATTATTTATATCAAACTGAGACTTATGCAGAATATCAAATCAAGGGCGTAGCCTTGGGATGGTATGAATATGGAGAAAAATATTTACTTGTGCAGGACTCTTTAGGTCTGCCCGCTTCCTATGATGGCACGCTCTATGCGATAGAGATCAAGGCATATGGCAAGACATTTAAGGCGATGGCAAAAAGTGAGACCGCTGTATCAGTGGGATATCTCATCGAGCTAGATCAGGATAATGTCTATAATAGAGGTCTGCCAAGCTTTGGCGACTTCCTAGATTCTACCGAGAAAATCGAGATATCAAGAGGGCTATTGATTGAGAATAAGCCCGCTGGTGAAGTCATGCTCGAGATACTAGAGAGCGGGGGCGGTGGCGGTATAAATGGGGCATACGATTTGCACTTGGTGGGATGTAATATTGATGAGGCTTTTATCGATGAGCAGAGCTTCTTATCATATCAAAGTGCAAGTAATATTCGAGATTGGCAATTTAATTTGAGTATTGACGATATCACAGCGAGAGATATTTTAGAGCCTCTACTGAGAGTCATGGGCTGTGCGATAGTCATGGATAGATCATCATTTTATCCACGCCTAAAGCTGATCAGTGTCGGGCATGAATCGGATGAGAATCAAGCCTTGATCACTGATGATGATATGCTGATAGACAGCCCTACTTATTGGACTATGTACGAGGATATCATAACGCAATTCAAATTTATTTATGACCTGCAGAACGAGAAGCCAACCGAGAGAGTTATAAATAATTTTGCTGCCATCAATCAGCTTGCGGGCGAGACTAGAAGCGAGGAATATAAACTATATGGGCTAACCTCCGAGATTGTGGGCAATGCAAGAGCGGGGGATTTTCTGCAGTTTTTTAGGGCTACCTATTCCCGCTTATTCCGATTATATGGACAGGCGATCAGGCAATGGGTTTTTTCTATCACATCGGGGGCGGGCTTTAGTCTCGATGTAGGATCAAGCCTGAGAGTATCCAGTGATTTTCTCAAGGGATACAGTGATGACTATGGGATCATCGATCAAGTCGGGCTGATCGTCTCGATGAGGCTATCCCTATTCGGTGAGGGCTGTGAATTAAAATTAAATCATTATGGATTGAACTCGCCCACATGGAACGCATCGGCGAGAGTGGATCAGGTGATCAACTCGACGACCGTCTCGATAGTCGCAGATCAATTCTCGGCATCAGACAAATCTTTTTTTAGTGTCGGTGATGCTGTCGTGCGATATACATGGGGAGCAAACGATAGCAAAACAGCCCTGACAATATCTCAAATAAACGGGCTTCAGATTGTTTTTAGTGGCAGTCATGGAGCTACTGCAGGCGACATCATACAGCCTGCATCGTATACACTAGCAAGCACAGCCCACAAAAAAAGGGCATACATAGATAGAGGATATAAGTATGAGTGATGACAAAAAGCCCTTAACGATGAAATTTTTATCCGATGAGATCGAGCTACTCAAGGATGAAATCGAGGCACTAAAAAGGCAAATCAACGCTTTTTCTATGCGAGAGCAAAATATTGAAAAACAAACAAAAAAAATCGTTATACTGCATGATGAACCTATAACAATAAAGGCTAAGAACCATGAATAGACTACAGTATGCCATAGGCACAGGCGAATATATCGCTTGCAAGAGCACTTCTGCTAATGCGTCCACCGATTGGACAGATCTAAATAGCAGTGATTTTATCGACTCTAAAACGGGATCTGCCTTGTCTGCTGACTTGGCTTTTGCTGAGATATCCATCTATAATCCCGGTGCATCAACTGCCTATTTGAAGCTACGCCCTCGCACAGGTGCAGGCGATTCTACCGCTAATGAGATCTTTATCTTGGCAGGCGGTGCGATCGATCTGCAGTGTGCAGGGCTGAGAGATGGGGCAATCGTGAATATCGCATATAAAAAAGGTGCGTCAGGCGACAATCTGCAGTTTATTTGTGCATTCAATAGAAAGGCTGTTTAATCATGGCTATTATTATTAAACCTCCTGTGAGCGGTGGCGGTGGCGGTGCTGTTGACTCTGTGAATGGGGCGACTGGCGTAGTCGTTTTAACAACCGACAATATCGATGCAGGGTCAAATGCAGACCGTCAGTATTTTACATCTGCCATTCAAAGCGATATCGACGGCAAGGCGAGCAGTGGTGATCTGTCTGCACTAGATGGCAGACTGACCACAGCCGAGGGCGAGATCGATACTCTGCAGAGCGATCTATCTACAGCTCAGAGCGATATTTTATCGGTGCAGTCTAAAACGCTTTACTCTCACTCTCACTATGTAAACGACGGCGTGAATGACATTCAAGCGGTGCTAGATGATATAGCGGGCGATAGCGGTATCAATGCGATCTATCTGTCAGTGGGATCGTATGGTGGTTCTACCGTCTCAATCAGCAATCACGCAAATGTAAACATTATCGCCCCAGAGAGTCCAACTGGAGTTCATGGATGCGAGCTCGTGTCTAGAGGGCTGACTATATCAGGGGCAAGCACAACACGAATCAAAATTGAAAATCTAAATATCGAGGGTGCAGTACTCATCGATGGGACTCAGGGGCGACATTATTTTAAAAATGTCATCTTTGATTCCACTGTGACCATTACAAATTCAACAGCAAATTTCATCACTTTTGAGCAATGCTCTTTTGCAGGTGGCATCTCTATTGCGTCAACAGTGACAGCGACCGTCTATTTTGATAGATGCACTATGGGCAATCAGCTAGTGACATCTCTGCGTGCAGGGGCGGGATCTCCACTGCTAACGATCTTGACTGAGTGCAGTGGCGTAAACGCATCACAAGTCAACCTAACCTCAAATGTCGTTTTAGTCGGTCGTACAGGCTTTAATGATTTGTCTGTCGTGCAGTATCAAAATAGCGATTCTTATGTGTATGATCTAAATAACGGGCTATCTACCTCTTTTAGCGGATCTTATACAGAGCTGAGAAATAAACCAACCATTCCATCAGCATACACAGACGAGCAGGCAAGAGACGCAGCAGGCACAGCCCTTGCAAATGGCAGTCATACGGGGATCAGCTTTGTAAATAACGATGGGTCAGATACCATCGACGCAACTGTATCGCTAGCTAGTTTTTCAACAGATAATTTATCTCAAGGCTCGACAAATAAATATTTTAGCGATACTTTGGCGAGAGGTGCATTTACTGCAGGGGCAGGGATTTCTATCACTACAGGCACGATCGCATCGACTATCACTCAATACACAGACGCTGATGCAGACGCGCGAATTACTGCACAAAAAGGGCAAGCGAATGGAATTTGCGAGCTCGATGCAAATAGTCTCGTCCCTAGCAATCATCTGCCTCCGCTTGCGATTACCGATGTTCATGTGGTGGCAGATGCTACCGAACGCCTAGCCCTCACAGCTCAAGAGGGCGATGTTGCGATTCAAACTGATGATTCTAGCTCTTGGATTTATGACGGTACTACATGGATCGCTTTTGGCGTAAGCGGGGCGGTGGTATCTGTCAATGGTCAGACAGGCACTGTCTCGCTCGACACCGATGATGTGAGCGAGGGGGCGACAAATAAGTATTTTAGCGACACGCTCGCAAGGGGCGCATTTACTGCAGGAACAGGAATTTCTATCACTACAGGCACGATCGCATCGACTATCACTCAGTATACTGATACGCTCGCAAAAACCGCCTCTGTTGTTGATAGCATGGCGGGCTCGCAGACCGATCAGGCTCCATCTGTATCATCAGTCAAGGCATACTACACTGCAGGGGCGGGGATCAGCCTTACGGGTGGCACGATTGCATCGACTATCACTCAGTACACTGATGAGCTCGCTCAGGACGCCTCAGCATCTCTGCTCACTACGGGCACTCATACAGGCATCAGTTACTCCTATGTGGACGGATCAGATAAGATCGATTCTACCGTCTCTCTAGCAGGTTTTAGCATTGACGCCTTGAGCGATGTTGATACAAGCACAACGCCTCCGACTAGCGGTCAAGCCTTGGCGTGGGATGGGACAAGCAAATGGATTCCTGCATCGATCACAGGTGGCAGTCGCCCATCATATACTACCGTATCTTCATTCCCACTGACTATCTCTGCTCCTGCTTCTAGCGTGGTAAAAGCAAGATACTATCTCAATAATTCAACAACCGCAGTCACTGTGAATCTGCCCGCTGTTGCCTCATGCGATGGTCTAGAAATTGTCATCAAGCTTCTTGGCACTGGCACTGCTACCATTGACGCAAACGCAAGCGAGACTATCGACGGGGCATTGACTTTTGCACTCACTCTGCAAAACTCATCAATTAACCTGATTGCTACCTCTGCGGGATGGAGGATTGAATAATGTCCTATAATGTTGGGCGTCAAGTCACGCCCGCTCTAGCGGTCTGTTCACTGTCATCATCTGCATCTGGGCTCGCTACTATCACCTATATAAATGGCGATTTTACGCCGTCTATCAGTGGTACTGATTTGACACTAGAGGCGGGGTATGAGTATTTTTTGATTACATCGCCCGCCACTGTGTCAGCGGTGACAGCTACCTATGAGACGATCATAGATAGTGTATCTCAAGGGGCATATCCTATCAGAAGCACATCCCTGACAGGAAGCCTTGATGAAAAATTTGATAGCGTTTTAGCATCGAACTCAACGCTGATACAAATCACTGCCAATGCTGCCTTGAGCCCTAATTCGAGACTGCAGATATGGAGGATGCCCTTATGAGTCATGATCCTAGCCAAGCTCTTGGCACTAGAAGCGTGCAAATAGATGTCAATTCGGCTACCACCTTGAGCGATGATATCACACAGCACACAGAGACCTTAATCACTGCTAAAAGCGTATATTTCATAGATGTGAGACATATGTACTCGACAAATCTGTCAGGGACAGGATGTATTGCATATCGAAATTTCAATAGCTTTCTGCCATTCGGCGGGCAATTCAAGGTCAATAATGTATCCTCTGGGAGTACTGCCTGTGATGAGTCGTATTGCGGTGTAAATACGAGAAATACGGCACTAACCGTCTTTGTAAATAATATCAATGGGGGGAACATTACCGCCAACAGCTCATTTAAATCGCTTTGGAGGATACTATAATGTCGTATTTTGGATCAGAAAAGCGACTGCTCATGTCTATCAGCTCGCTATATAGCTCAGTCAGTACGCAGAGCATTGGCATCACAGGCGTAGCAGTAACCATTTTCAACAATGTCACTCCGACACAGATGGTGTCATCTATCGGATATCCTACGATAAGCGTATCGAGCGGCACTTTT